AAGGAGTCAATGCCTTGAGTCTCTTGGGCAGGTGGTTGGATGTGCAAGTCTTGAATGCCCTTGCTCTTGGCCACAACCTTCAGCTCGTCTGCGCGTTTTTTAAGGCGGTTAATTTTGGCACTCGGCGTGGCCCCCATCGGTTTGTATTCAGACCCCACGGTGCGGTAAGTAAGGCCGTTTTTGATGAGCTGGTTGTCTCGCCATAATTGAGACACCACGGATGTGACGGAGCTTGGCTTAAAACCCTTTTTTTCCATACCATTGGCAATCATTTTGCACGTCAAGCCGGGGTTGTTCATGATGAAGCTGAACGTCTCGCGCATCACGTTGTTTGAAACACGGGGCATTATGAATGTTCCTTTTGTTTTGTTGACGTTTGCAGGAGTGCTTGCATCCTCGTCATCCCATTCGTTGAGTGTGGTCTGTACAAGTTGTTGTACAGGGGCGGGAGCACGCAAGAGGGCAGCGCTCAAAGCAGATTTAATATCGGGCATGGTTACTCCTTAGTGTGGTTTGTTTGAGTCGAGGGAAAGGGAGAGGTGCTCCGGGGTGAGGGTGTTGGCGAAGAGCCACTTATCCCCCAGCATACGGATGCTTCGCGCCCACTTGCGTTGGTTGGCGCGGTTGACTTCACGCGAGGCGAGGTCAGAGTTATACAGGCGGCGTGCCTGTGCTAAGCGTGTCGTAATCATTTTTAAAATACTCCTTGGAAAGATATTATTTGTCCAGCATTGGACATAAGTCAATGGGTTTTTTAAATTTATTTTTAAGGCCTCCAGTAAAGGATGTCGAGCGCCGCCACGATAAGTGCCAGCAGAAAAATCACGCGCTCAATGCGCTGCCATGTTGTGTATTTCATATCGTTGCTCCTTGGGTTGTGTAACTGTGGTGTATGTAGCCGAACTCGATCTTGCCCACCATCATCTGCTTGATCCAGATTTTCTTGCCGTTGGCCAGCGTGCGCTGATGCCCCCTGCGTACGTGCCGCCTCGGGCTTGCGTGTGGGCGTCCTGTCGGTGCGCTGTTCTCGGGCATGACGTGCTTGGCCGTCACGTCAATGATCCTCCATTCAAAGATCGGCTTCTTGCCTTTGCGTATCCGCTTATCGTTTGCCGGGTTGGATAGGGGTCTGTAGGACGGCACAGATGTCTTACGATTTAGTACGTCCAGCATGAGGAGCCAGTACAACTCTCTGGCATTTTCAACGTGCATATGCACGATCTCAGATTCCTTCTTACCTTTGGTGGTTGGCGCTTTTTTAATTGTCTCCAACAAATCCCCGTTGTATCGCATGTCAGGTGTGCCGTCTCTCAAGGCAGACTTCTCGCCTATCTGGGTCATCTCCAACACCTTACCTGTCGGATGTCGAAAAACTACCTGCAAATCGTTTCCTTTACGGTCAAACGTCACTGCAATAATAAGTCCGGGGTGGGTCTGGCTTTCTCGCATCACTATCCCAAACATATCGAAGGGCATAGGCAGGTCTTGTGGTAGTTGATCTGTGTACATCGGCAGGCATAGTTCTCCGCTATCCTTCTGTCTATTTACTTCGTCCACCATAAAGTTGCGCCTAGTTGCCGTCATTTCCCCTAAATCGAACCATGTGTATTCCTGCAGGCGGACATCCCACTTCAGTACCTCAAGTATGTTAGGCGTCATCCATCTTCTCCTCGTAGTAGTCAGTGATAAAGACGGGCATCTCCTCGTCCCCCTCCTCTGGTTGGTTCAGGTACTCGTGCAGTAGCCCGTCCATGTAGTAGTCAAGTCCTTGCATCGTCGTTCTCCTTAAAAAAGGGGTCACGGTGACCCCATTACAAAATCATGCGTTCGTATGGCAAGCATCGAACAGGGTGAGCAGCACGCTGCCCGCATCGTGGGTGAAGCTCATGCGCATGGCCTCTTCCAGCACATCGTCGCTCAGCATCCTGCGGTTCAAGAACTTGAGCGCCATCTCTGGGTCTTCGGGATATGCCTCGGCTGCGATCAGCTCCAGCAGGTCAGCGTACAGCCCCGCCATCGCATCGTATATCGCGTCTTGCAGCATCTCAGTCTCAATGTCAACATCGAAGTCATCGTCGCTAGCGAACGCCCCGAAGTAACCGCCCGTTGTCCAGCTCGCAGGGTATGTGTCGTTGCCGTAACTCTTGAAGTCCTTGTACTCCACGACCGTGGGGTCACGGTCAGTGGGCAGCTCATCCCAGTCGAACCCGAGCACAGCATCGGCCAATGCTTGGAAGTGCAGCACGTCGATGTACTCCTTGTCGCCATGCTCGTGGTAGTAGCCAACGCTGATGTTGGTGCACTCGGGGATGATGTCTGTGAACTCGGCAGTATCGGTATACACCCCGGTGTCGTCGGGCAGATACATCATGCGGTCGTCGCGGTTGAGTGCACCGGACAGCGCCTCGGCGAATACATCTGAGCAGCAGCGGCCATACCCTTGGTGCGTGATAACGCTGTCGATACCCCGCCTGTCGAACGCAATGGCGCGGTCGAACTCAGACAACAGCCCCGGCATGTTATGTGCGATGTGCTTGGCACCGATACCACCGCACTCCTCGCCTTGCGTGAAGATATAGTACCCCGGCACACCAGCGTGCAGCAGGTGCATCAGCATGGCACAGCCCGCCCCATCATCGGCACCGAGCGCAGCGCCATTAGCAGACCAACGCTCAGCAGTCTTGGCGATCTTGTTCTTGCCCTCCTCGCGGTGCACAGTGTCAACGTGTGCGACGAACAGCGTGCGGTGCTCAGCAATAAGCCGGGCGTCAACGTGCAGGTTACCTGCGCCGTCATACGATGATGGCAGTCCCTCGGGTATGTGGTCTTGCAGCCACTGCGTGAACGCGGCGGTAGTCTTGGATTCATTGGGACGCTTGACGGACAGGGCACGTTGCAGCGTAGCGATCAGGATAGTTTTGTAGTTCATGTTCATTCACCTTCGGTTTCAGTTACGGGTTGGTTGACGCCATTGGCATCGCGCAGGTAGGGAGTCCAGATGCACTCGCCCCTTGTCTCTTCTTCTTTGTCAGCCGCTGCATCGGCAGCGAGCGCGGCCTGCACACGGGCAGGGATGCAGTCGTCGTGGTAACGCTCGCCCTCGTACTCAGTCCACTCGTCGCAGTCATCGGTGTACCAGTTGCAAGACTCAGCGCACTGCCAGCAGTCCTCACGCAAGGCATACTCCTCGGTGTCTTCGGCAAGGCAGATGCGCTCGTCTTCGATGTGGTACCAGTCACCGTTGACCTCGACAGCATTGTCAGTGTGCTCGTACTCGCGGTTTTCAAGCTGCACGATGCCGTTGTCCTCAAGGTAGTCCTCGTCGTAATAATCGTCGTTGCAGTACACCGCGTAGTCGTTGCCGACATAGTATTGGTTACCCCTCCTGCCATACACATATGTGTACTCGTTGTTGCAACATGAGTCGCACACATGCTCGTCCTCTTGACGGGTGACCCAGTAGCCATCATCGTTGTTGGTGCGCTCACCGCAATACTCGCAGTTGAATGTGTCCTCGTCGTTCTCGTAGTCGGGTGTGCCGTCCGTGTGGTTGAGTACGTAGTCGCCATCGCTGTCGATCACCAGCACTGCGGTGTCTTTGCCCACGTCAGATAGGACGGCACGCTTCTCGTTGCCGTCAAGGAACGGCGCAAGGAAGCGGTCGGATGTGGGGTAGTACGCAAGGCGCTCGCCGTCAGCCCACGAGTACCGCTTCTCGAACCCCTGCTCGGTGAGCCAGTTCTCCATGCCGCCATCGACTTGGCTGTACCCGTCATTGGTAGGCTTGAGATATGTACGCACAAAATACTTGGCGTCAGGCTTGTCGATGATGAGCGCACGACTGATCGTATCGCCGTTCAATATGCCCACCGCCATTGCCCAGCCATACTTGGGGTCGTATGCCTGATATGGATGGCGTGTCTGCCCATCACTGCACCGCACCCCCTCGTTGCGCCAGACCATGCACGACCCCGGGCCTTGGTGCAGGTGGTGGATCATCTCGGCGGTGGTGCGCACGATCTTGTACTGGGCGTTAGTGCCGTAGCGTGCAACCAGATCGCGGATCGTGTTGTCGGACAGCGTGGCAGTGGGCCAGTGACGGCGCAGATACTTGCCGATGGAGGTCACGGTCTGGCGATCCTCCTCACCAGAGCGCTCGTCTCTAGTATAGGCAACACGCGAGGCATCGTTGAGCGATGGGTGTGGCCACTCAAGCAGGAGCTGCTGCCAGTTGTGGGGGCGGGCAGTCTTGAGCGCAGCGAGCACAGCGGGGTGTGCATCGTATTTGCGCATCTCGCGGTAGCACCAATCGTTCTTGCGGAGTTCGGCGCGGTTCTGGTAAAGCACGGCCCGGGCGGTGCTCCAGTTACGCATCATGTCGTCGGGGTTATATGTGTAGTTCACTTTTAGTTTCCTTGGGTTGGTTTGGGGCTAGGCCGTAGCCCCCACGGTTTAAACTGGGCGGAACGGTTCCGCCCACTTATTTCTTAATCAGCTCCTTTGGTATTTCAATCTCGTCACCCAGCTTGGACGCAACGTAGCACCGCATGGCGGCGATCAAAATTGTGGCCCCGTACATCTCCACATTTCCTGATGAATTTTCGTCATCCCACCACATACACGCTTGCCACTTTGGAAAGTCTGCGTACTGGTCAAGTGTCAAACCCTCACGCTCAATGATCGGCCCACCTTGTGCCCAGTCGGTTGACGGTGTGTAGCCACCTTCCGAAATAAAGCCTACATCGAGGTCGTCCCCATTAATTGCGCATTCACACTTCGCCACCGCCCAATCAAGGGCGGCTCCTGTCAGTTCATTTGTTCTCATTTGCTTTCTCCTTTGGTTAATTCACACAGGTCTTTGAGGCGTGAGCACACAACCTCAATCTTTCCCTTGACATCGTTGAAACGGGGCTTGTTGTCGAGGTTGTTCAACACCCAGCGCAGTTGCGCCCTCATGTAGTCCAACTCGATGTGCCACTCGTGCTCTTGTCCTTCAGTCATGCTGTCTCTCCTTGTGGTGTGCGTACTGCCTTGGCAATGATCGCCTTGGCCTTGGTTATCTCAGCGTGCATTTGTTTGAGGTGCGTCTGCCGTGAGGTATCGCCCTCACGTTGTGCGTTTCTGCTTGCGTACTCAATGCGGCCAAGCAGGTCATCAATAGCCATATCAATCCCGCATTTGTCTCGCGCAAACAACATCTTTTGCATTTTTGTTTCGTATTCGGTCATGCTTCTTCTCCTACTAAGTTGTTGCGAATAATGTCGAGCTGGTCGAGCACAGCTTGGCGTGTGCCTACAAAGCCCATCATCTTCAGGGTGGAGTAGGCCGTTGGCCCACGGGATTTGCTCATGCCTTTCATCTCCAGCTTAAGCATGGCGCGCAGCGTCAGGATGCGTGCTGCCTCGATCTGGTGTCCGGTTAGTGTGGTCATCTTCATTCTCCTTTGGGTTGGTAATAGGTTTAACTGGGCGGAACGGTTCCGCCGGGTTTATGAATGTTCCTTTTGGGGAAGCTCCATGCCTCGCCATGTGGCAGGCATCAGGTCGGTGGGGCCAGCGTTGTCGATAGCCCGTAGTGCTTGGTTTATTCGGATGTACAGGTCAGCGTTCTCCTCAGTTGGGTTGATGTTCCACATACGCTCGATGATGGCGAGGTCACTGAGCGTTCGTTTAAGTAGCGTCTCCTTTTGCTTGATGTGTTGCGAAGGAGGCACTACCCTTTGAAAAGGTACCTTGGGCCGGGCCGATTGTTTGCGTAGTAGCCCGGCAAAGGCCTCGGATATAGCGTGCTTGATGTGCGGCGGTACCCAATCCGTCCAGTGCTGTCCCTCATTGGTGATGGGGGAGCCTCTCTTTTGAGCATTGAGCGTCTTGGCATATCCGCGTGGAGTTTGCGTTGGTCGGGTAGACGGCACGGATAGGCGGTCGAGCAGCTTGTCCATCACAGCTATGTATGCAGTGAACACCTCGATGCGTTGCTCTCCCGTGGCCATCTTGCCTGACTTGTAACGCAGTCCGACCTTGGCGTTGTCACGCTCAACCCTTAAGGGATAAAGCAGGTTGCCCCATTCACGCCGCAACACCGTGTCGGTTATGCGCCCGGTGCGCTTACTTTCTCTGATCTCTGCGACCTTGGATTTGATCTCGGCGATGCGATGGGGGTGCAGTTTTAGCTTGTGAGTGAGGTGATCGTGAAGATCGTTGGGCTTGAGCTTTAGGTAAGATTCGTACATGATTTTCCCTTAGGGTTAATGAAGGCTTCAGCATACACCAGAACTGTCCTCGTGTAAAGTAATTGTCCACGCAGTAAAGGAACTCTGCCACAGACTTGGGCCACCCGCAAACCCGCATGGTTGCTTGCTTTGCGCGATTCGAGTCCAAAGTATCCTTGTTTTTACGGGTCTTCACACGCTTGACTATAAAAGTCAGCGTCCAAAGAAAAAAGAATAAGCATACCTACGGAGAGACACTCCCATATATATAAGTATATATAAAAATAGATATAGATAGGACGCAAATCTCTGCACGCCAGTATCCATGCGGGTTGGGAGGTGGCCCGTGTCTATGGCGAGCTTCCCTTACACGAGGTAACGGCTGGACAGTAACTTTAGGGTCAAATAAACGTCAATAATCTCAACTGGGCGGAACAGTTCCGCCCAGTTTGCTCTCTCATTCGAACAGGTCGGCTTGCTTTGGTTGCTTCTCAAGCCATGCGAAGAAGGCGTCATCGGTGCTGAAGGTCATGCCGCGTTGGCTGAGTTGCCCACGCTTGTAGACGTAGACGATGTACTGTGAGCCGCCGTTGGGGTAGTAGTAGCTGAGTTCGTAATCGGTCACGCCAAGGGTGACAGTGCCGACAGATTTGATGCGGGGTTGGTTGAGGTTGCGCATGGGGTTCTCCTTGGGTTACTCGGGGGTGACTTCGACCAACTGGTCGAGCTTGAACTTAGTGGTGCGCATGGTGTGGCCATTGACGGCCTGATACGCGCTGATTTTCTTGAAGACGTAGTACTGGTAGATGAACGAATCGCCTACGTCAAGACCACCGAAATGGGTGCGGATTGTGTGCATGAAGTTCTCCTATGGGTTACAAAATGCCTAAAACCGGACACCAATCGGTGTAAGGAATGTTGTCGTTTGCCGCTTCAATAAGCGCTCGCATTGCTTGCCAATAAGCTTCACGCATAAGTTTTTCAGTCATGATGATTCTCCTAGTTGATGGGCAGGATTGCCCCGCAAGAACACCCTTGCGGATGTGCTTGCAGAGTGTCCTTACATGTTGACGTATTGGGTGACGAGGGTTGCGCCTTTCCACCACTCGACATGACGCGCCGCAAGGCTCAAGGCGTTGAACAGGAACTCGGCTTCTGCGTAGGTGTTGCAGGGATAGTTGCGGTCGATGCCGCAGTCTCGGGCGATGATTGTGAATTGCATGATGATTCCTTTATTACTTTCAGTTATATAGAATGAACGGTAGATAAACACTATCGGTTTTTGGGGATTGGACAAGAAAATACATCGCAGGGCAGGCTCGATCACCCAGCTCCTGCGACAAACTCGGCGGAACAGTTCCGCCCAGATTAGATTTGCGCCTTGAAAGCACGCTTTTGGGCAGGTGACAACTCGGCGTACGCCTTGAGCGCCTTGGCAACCAAGTCAACCTTACCCGCGCTACGCTTTGCGGCCTTCGCCGCCGCCGCGCCGCTTGCAACCCGCACCAAGTACTCGACTTGGTTGTACTCGGTCGTGCCCTTGTCGAACGTCAGACCCCCGCGTTGGCTCGGCTTGGGCATCTTGCCCGACTTCTCGGCCACGTAGATCACGGCATACACCTTGATGTCTGCGCCCATGATGCCCGCCTTGGCTAGCGACTCTGCCCATACGTCAGACTGCGACTCGATAGCGGCGAACACCTTAGAGGCGGCGGCGAACGCGGTTGTGTTCAAGGCGATGAACGCCTGAACTGTGTTGATTGCTTTAGACATTTGAAAACTCCTAGGGATGGTTAAGAACTAGGCGGAACAGTTCCGCCCAGATCGGCAGGGCTTGTTCCCTAACCGATAGCTCTATCTTATGAATGGGGGTGAAAACTCCCCCTATGGCGAGCGATTCCGGGCCTAGCCTGACCCCACTACACCCCAACCCCCCAAAGCACAGAAGGGACTCCGGTTGCTGCCATGAACACTATTCCACATCTACGCAGCACATTTTTAAAAAATCCCGCAAACCCAGAAAACAAAAATATACAGAACACCCCCCGGTGTCTAACCTTTTACAAACCCCCACCCCCAATAAAAAAAATCCCCCGCAAGTTGCCCGGCGGGGGATTAAAGAGATGTCTTACCATCCCAAGGAGAAGCGCGAACCTTGCGGTAGCACTCACACATAGTGTACACTGAAGGCTACGAGGCCACAAGCCACTCTTGGAGGCACCTGCGAAAAATGTTGGAACACTTAATTTCAGCCGAACTTGACCCAATCGTTTTTGATGACGAGCCGCAAGGCTTCACGCAATTATCAAATGCCGGGGCGACGGAGATTATTGACGCACAGGTTAAGACTGCTGATTGGCTCACATCCCTTGGGCTAGACGATGAGCAAGCCGAGAATACCGCCAACGCCAAATCCGCACGCACGGCTTTCGCATCCCTTACAGCAGGAACCAACACAACGACAGTACAAAACGCTTTGTCCAATATCAAGGTGCCTCAAGCGGTGCAGCACTTGGTGGGGATGCTGACTGCGTATGACTGGGAGTTTGTGGAGCAAGCCAAGAACTTGCGCGGTTATGCAGTGGCCAAAATACTGGACGATTGCGAAAACCCCAACGCCAACATTCGCTTAAAGGCGCTATCTCTTTTGGGCAAGGTAACGGAGGTTGGGCTGTTCACTGAAAAGATTGAGGTCAAAAAAGTGGATGCCAGCACCGAAGAGCTGGAAGAACGCATCCGTCAGCGCTTGGCAAAGTACTTGCCGCCTGTGCAGGAGATTGAGACCGTTGAAGTCAAGGACACGCATGAGCAAGACGGCCTCTCCTGAACTGTCTCAAGAACGGATCATGCAGCTTCTATCGACGCTGCCCAATATGCCGTTGCACGAAAAAGAAGCACTCCTTGATGAGCTCGATGAGCTTGACGACAAGATTACGGTCAAGGCCTGTCGCACGGACTTTTTGGAATTTTGTAAGTATGTTTACCCGGATTGGAAAGAAGGCCCGCATCATCGCCATCTCAAGCCGATCTTGCACGGCATCGTAGCCGAAGAAGATGGGCGGCTTACTGTGTCAATGCCGCCTCGGTTTGGCAAATCAGAGACGATCGCTTACTTATTTGTAGCTTGGTATCTGGGCCATCACCCGACGCATCACATTATTATGGCCACGCACACCGCGTCACTGTCCGCTACGTTTGGGCGCAAGGTGCGTAACTTAATTGATAACCCCAAATATCAAAAAATATTCCCCAAAACAGAAGTATCCAAGGACAAAAGCGCCGCAGATGACTGGACAACCACTGTCGGGGGCAAGTATTTTGCGATTGGTATCGGAGCAAACGTAGCCGGACACGGCGCACACTTGCTGATTGCAGATGACTTGGTGTCTGAGCAAGCACTTGTTGCAAATCCCGATACAATTTTTGAGAACGCATGGCAGTACATGCAAGTCGGCCCACTGCAACGGCTTATGCCCGGTGGCAGGATCGTGATGATCGGCACTCGATGGGGTAAAAAAGACCCGATTGGTCGTGCGTTGCAGTGGGCAGACACTAACCCAGACAGCCCACAGTGGAATGAGATACGTTTTCCAGCTATTTTGCCAAGCGGCAAGTCACTTTGGCCCGAGCAGTGGCCGCTTGAGAAGCTAGAAGCCAAACGCGCCAGCATGTTTCCTCAATTTTGGGCCGCGCAATACATGCAAGAGCCCACTTCTGAAGAAGGCGCGATCATTAAACGCGAGTGGTGGAAGGAATGGGAAGAAGACGAGCCCCCAGAGTGCGACTTCATCATCATGGTGCTTGACGCTGCCGCTGAAATGAACAACCGAGCTGACTTTACCGCACTCCTAACGTGGGGCGTATTTCGCCACGACCGTTTGACCAAGGGAATGGCCCACATTATCTTGCTCAACGCCATAAATGTCCGCGTTGAGTTTCCTGAACTCAAAGACTTGGCGCTAAAAGAATACGAAGAGTGGGAGCCAGACGCGTTTGTGGTGGAGAAAAAGTCCAACGGCACGCCGTTGTTCCAAGAATTGCGCAAAATAGGCATCCCGGTGTCCGAATTTACCCCGCACAGGGGCACTGGCGACAAATATGCACGAATATCTGCAGTTGCAGATATTTTCAGATCAGGTATGGTCTGGTATCCTGCGGGGCGGCGTTGGGCACAAGAAGTTATTGACCAAGTTGCAGAGTTTCCTAACGGCGAACATGACGATATGGTTGACTGCACATCAATGGCTATGGCCCGATACCGCAGCGGCGGATTCATTCGCTTGAGCAGCGATTACGAAGACACTCAGTACTTTCGCTCCCGTAAAGCGGCGTACTATTAAAGGATGAAATATGGCAACAAATAGCATGGTCCCCGCAATTGGTGGCGCACCGTTAGGTCTTTCCGCTTTGGGCGATATGCCAGACAGCGATGAACCTGCAATTGAAATTGAGATCGACAACCCAGAAGGCTTGCGCATTGGCGTGGACGGTTTGGAGATTGACATGATGCCTGACAAAGAAGAAGGCGAAGAGTTTGACTCTAACCTTGCCGAGTTCATGGATGAGGATGAGCTGCAGAAAATAGCAGGCGAGTTAACCTCACTGATAGAAGCAGACATAAATAGCCGCAAAGAGTGGGTGGAGATTTATGTCAAGGGCTTGGAAGTTCTTGGCATGAAGTACGAAGAGCGCACTGAACCTTGGAACGGCGCGTGTGGAGTGTTCTCCACGCTGTTGACAGAAGCAGCCATACGGTTCCAAAGCGAGACCATCATTGAGACATTTCCCGCAGCAGGCCCGGTTAAAACTGAAATCGTAGGGGCAATTGACAAGCTCAAGGAAGAGGCGGCAGAACGCGTTCGGGATGACATGAACTGGCGCTTAACAGAGCAGATGCCTGAGTACCGCAAGGAACATGAACGCATGTTGTTCAACTTGGGTCTGGCCGGGTGCGCGTTTAAGAAAGTTTACTATGACACTTCCAAAGAACGTCAGGTAGCAATGTTCATACCAGCCGAAGACGTTATCTTGCCTTGGGGGTGCTCTGGTGTTGAGAACGCCGAGCGTGCTACGCATACTATGCGCAAGACCGAGAACGACATTAAGCGCCTGCAAGTTGCAGGGTTCTACCGCGATGTTGACTTGGGTGAACCACAATCATTTTTCTCCGATATTGAGAAACAAAAAGCGGAAGACCAAGGGTATACCCTTACAGAAGATAACCGGTTCCAATTATTTGAGACCTGCGTTGAGTACGACTTGCCGGGGTTTGAGGACGAGAACGGGTTGGCGCGGCCATATATTGTTACTATTGACCGTGGCACAAGCAAGGTCTTGTCAATTTACCGCAACTGGGAAGAGAAAGACAAGAAGTGCCAAAAGCGCGATCACTTCGTCCAGTACGATTACATTACAGGCTTTGGCGCATATGGCATCGGGTTCATCCATCTGATCGGCGGCTACGCTCGGGCAGGCACATCCATCATCCGTCAATTGGTAGATGCAGGCACACTGTCTAATTTGCCCGGGGGGCTGAAAGCCCGTGGTTTGCGTATCAAAGGTGACGACACGCCAATTGCTCCGGGTGAGTGGCGCGATGTGGACATCCCAAGCGGGGCGGTGCGTGACAACATCATGCCGCTACCGTACAAAGAGCCAAGCCAAGTTTTAGCTGGGCTGCTGGACAACATTACCGGCGAAGCCCGTCGTCTGGGTTCGATCGCGGACATGAACGTGAGTGACATGGGGGCCAATGCTCCTGTTGGAACCACGCTTGCGCTGCTTGAGCGCCAGCTTAAAACTATGAGCGCAGTGCAGGCCCGGGTGCACTACAGCATGAAGCAGGAATTTAAACTGCTCAAAGCTATCATCCGCGACCACTCCCCCAAGGACTACGCATACCAGCCAGTAGCCGGGGATCGTCAAGCCAAACAAGCGGACTACGACATGGTGGACGTGATCCCTGTGTCTGATCCCAACAGCTCAACAATGGCGCAGCGGATCATGCAGTATCAAGCAGTGATTCAGTTAAGCCAGCAAGCCCCGCAAATTTATGACCTTCCTCAGTTGCATCGTCAGATGATTGAAGTGTTGGGTGTTAAGAATGCGGACAAGCTGGTGCCAATTGATGACGACCAAAAGCCACGCGACCCTGTGAGCGAGAACATGTCGTTTTTGACGGGCAAACCTACCAAGGCGTTTATTTACCAAGACCACGATGCGCATATTGCTGTACATACCAGCATGATGCAAGACCCAACGGTTATGGGACAGATAGGCCAAAACCCACAGGCACAGGCCATGCAAGCAGCCATCATGGCGCACGTTGCAGAGCACGTTGCGTTTCAGTACCGGACAAAAATCCAAGAGCGTCTGGGCGCTACGCTTCCAGCGCCAGATGTGGAGTTGCCAGAACAAGTTGAAGTGCAGTTGTCCAAACTGGTTGCTCAAGCTGCGCAGCAGTTGCTTACGATGAATAAAGGCCAAGCCGCACAGCAGCAAGCGCAGCAGCAGGCCCAAGACCCAATCATCCAAATGCAGCAGCAAGAGCTGCAGATTAAACAAGCTGAAGCACAAACAAAAGCCAAGAAGGTTGATGGGGATTTGCAGATAAAGCAAGCCGAGCTGCAACTTAAACAGCAAGAGCTGGCGTCCAAGCAAGGGGAAGACCCAGCCATGATTGCTCAGCGCCACCAGCAAGAGATGCAACAAATAGCCCAGCGCCACCAGCAAGAAATGGCAATGCAGGCGCAGCAGCAACAGCAAGCGGCTCAGCAACATGCAGTTGGTTTGAATCAACAAGATCAAGCGCACCAGCAGAAATTAGCGCAAGCACAGCAGCAGGCCCGCATGCAAGCCGCCATAGCCATGTCCCGCGCCAATCAACCGAAAGGTGAATGATGGACCCGAAAATTTTTGAACTGTTGAATAAAAAACTTGAAGCTCAAGCCGAGAGCTTCAAAGCGGTTTTGTGTGATGGAGGTGCGAAATCCTTCGATCACTACAAAGAACTGAGCGGGACTATCCGGGGTCTCCAACTCGCTCAGTACGAACTTGGTGACCTCGTGCGTAAACTGAAAGAAAATGACGATGACTGAATTTGACATCAAAGCCGTGGATTTGTCTGGCATTCTCAACAAACCCGTTGAAGAAAAAGCCAAGCAAGTTCCCGATCCCGTGACTTACCATATTCTTTGTATGCTGCCAAAAGCAGAAGAGGCAATTGGTGAATCACAGTTAATTTACAAAACAGCGCAAATGATGCAATACGAGGAGCTTCTTTCCCCCGTGTTATTTGTAGCCAAGATTGGGCCGGACGCATTTGCGGACAAAGAACGATTCCCATCTGGACCTTCATGTAAAGTGGGCGATTTTATTTTGGTTCGTCCTAATACTGGAACCCGAATGAAAATCCATGGCACTGAGTGGCGACTCATCAATGATGATTCTGTTCAAGCAGTTGTACAAGACCCCCGTGGCATTGAACGCCCATAAGGAATAATCATGGCTGAAATTGAAAAAACAGAATTTGAATTCCCTGACGAACAGACTCAAGCAGAAACTAAAGCGTCTGCTGCGGACGACACCGAGTACGAGATTGTTGATGACACACCTGCGGAAGATCGTGGTCGCACCCCCATGCGCGAACCCCCTACTGAGCCGTCAGAAGAGGAGCTTGCTTCGTACTCTGACAGCGTAAAACAGCGGTTTAAGCACTTTACCAAGGGTTACCACGAGGAACGCCGCGCTAAAGAAACAGCACAGCGGGAAAAAGACGAGGCTTTGCGTATTGCGCAAATGCTGGTTGATGAGAACAAAAAACTCAAAGGCTCGCTGTCTCAAGGCCAAAATGCTTTGCTTGAACAAGCCAAAAAGGTTGTGGCCAATGAAGTTGATGCCGCCAAGGCAAAATACAAAGCTGCGCTTGAATCTTTTGATGCTGATGCTACTGTTTCTGCGCAACAAGAGATGTTTGCTGCGCAAATTAAAGCAGATAAAGTAAATAATTATCGGCCAGCCCCTTTACAAGAGGCCAAAGCTGATGTACAACAACAACAAATTCAACAACCTGTTCAGCAGGCCGATCCCAAACTCCTTGCATGGCAAGAGCGAAACAGTTGGTTCGGCCCTAACAAGAAGATGACAGCGTACGCGCTGGG